ACATAGCCAACAGGCAGACCAGCGAGGTCACGCTCGACACCTACGGCCTCAAATTCCTCAATACGGCGCTTGTAATACCAAGCCTTGAATGCTGAACGGAGAACGGAACGACCTTCGGGGTTTCCACGAGCCGAAGTGGTGCGGAACAGAAGCGACTTCTCGATGGGAATAACATTCAGGCGACCTGTCGTGGGGTCACGCTGCACCATGGCCTTGATTCCACCAGATTCATCAAACTGCCACTGCCAGAGGCTGTCTTGGGCACGCATGACAATCTTGCGCCACCCGATTTTGTTGTCGTTGAACTTGGAGCGCATAGATGGGTCTTTTTGGTCTGGCCCCTTGCGCTGTTTATAGACAATCTCAAAATACGACCAGCCGTAGACAAGAAATGAGGTAATGGCAATCATCAACTCGTGCCAAGAGTGGCTCATGTCGTCCATGCACTCTTGCACAAAGTCGGCGGCCTCTTGGTCTTTGGGGTTGGGGGTTTGACCAGTTGGGTCGGTGTGGGGGTCAACACGCCAGTCCACTTGAAGGATGACACGCTCGATGGCAAAAAGAATGGCCCCGATAACGGGGTCGTTTTCAGCCATGTCACGGTAGGCTGTGAGAGATTGCCTGCCTCGAAGTTGGGGCAAAATGTCGTCAATGACGAATCCACCCGTGCGCCACAGACCCGTAGCGCCGAGTTCGTTGAAGTTATCCAATTGCGGGAGAGGTTCTTTCTCCCCAGCGTTATCTGGCATCTCGGCTCCGTGCGTCTATTGCTTCGCTTGCTTCAATAAGGCTACTACCCTTTTTCACTAGGGAACTGAGTTTTCGGCGTTGGCTCGGCGAATGACCGCCCCAAACACCCCAAGGCTCATCTAGGCCATATTCCAAACATTCGTAACGCACAGGGCACTTCATACAAATCTTGCGAGCGGGTGCGAGGTGATTCCCGCCGTGAGTTCCCGTCTCTGGGTAGAACAATTCCAAATGTGAAGCGTTTTCGGTCTTGCAGTTGGCATCTATGAACCATGCTGGGCGTTGCATGGCGGTTGCCAAGTCAAAGTCAATGGGAATCAAGTCAAGGGGGAAATCCTCGTTACCAAAGTATTCGTCAAGGTCAACCATCTATTTCACCACGCTGTGAGGAAAGGTAGGCGAGGAACTTGAGGGCCTGTGTCTCGCTAAACCCAACCTGCACCATGGCGAGGAAACTCTCATGGAGTTCGGCAAAGGCCAGAATAAGGAAATCCCCCTGACCGAATGGTTCAGAGGTGATGTCCCTGTCGAAATCGTCGGGAGAAGTATCGGGGAAGTCCACGACTTGTAAGATTAGTAGATTTACTTACAATGCTTTGGGAATGTCAACTAAAGGTAGAAACACAGAAACCGCCACCCCGAAAGGTGACGGCTCTCGTGTTCTGTTGCTCCCGACCCACTAGGGGTTCAGGGCTTAGAAGGGGCTGTCGTCGTATACTCTGTCGTCAAAATCAGACTTCTTGGGGGCTGGGGCTGGTGCTGAACCGCCACCACCCTTGCGCTCGGTGCGCTGAATGTTAAGGGTGGCCCAACGCACAGAAGCACCAACCTCATTGGCGAACAGTTCGATTTTGGTCTTTTCCGTTCCATCCTGAGCCTGATAGTGGCGTTGCTGAAGTTCGCCGTGAACGATGACACGGTTGCCCTTGCCAAAAGAGTTGGCAATGTTTTCGGCAATGTCTCCAATGCTTACGCAGTCGAAGAAGTGAGGCTCGTTTTCCCACTCGCCCGTTTCTTTGTTCTTCTTGGACTTGTTCACCGCAACGCTAAACGAAGTGAGTGCCGTGCCGGACTGAGCAAATCGAACTTCAGGGTCTTTGGTGATGTTTCCGATAATGGTAATACTGGTGTCAGCCATCGCTGTACCTTCTTTCTATTCAGTTGTGTCAGTTGGATTGTCTGACGGTGGTTAGTTGTGGGTGTCGCTCTTGACGAGTGACCTCACAGCCTCGATAGTAGCAAGGTTGCGAGCCACTTGTCCACCCTTTTGATAAGCGATTTCACGCCGAACTTCCATTATAGGTAGGTCGGTCAGTTCACAAATCCAATCAACCGCTTGGTTCAGCATCGCTAGACGAAGTTTGTCTAGGGAGATGGCAGAGCGCAGACCTTCCTCTAAGGCTATGAGCCTCATTTCGTCTGTGCTGATTGGTTCTGATTCCATCGCCCGCTTCCAAACTGGTCGGTATGAAATAACCATACACGCAGTTGTTTGACGAACTCAGGTCAATAAATGGGGATACCGCTAAAGGTATCTTTCGGGGTTACATACAGGGCATTTGTCCCAACAAGGTTCTCCTATCTCCTTACAAGATTCAATAAGTTGTGGGTCACGATAAGCGATGGAACATCGTGGACACCCATCTTTGAGTAACTCCAAAACCTTCTTGGTGATTCGTCTTGGCACTAAGGCGTAACTGTCCTGTGATTCGCCGCAAGTGTCCTCAGACCGTCTATATGCGTCTGTGAGACACGGATAGCCTCTCGTAGGGTCATTACCGTGCTAGCGGCTAGTTGGTTCCTGTAGCGAGCGTCAGCCGTTGCTACGGTGGCGTGGTCATCAGCGTGGTCAATGGTGACCTTCGTGCCTGTCTCCACACCTTGCGCACGAATACGAAGGCGCTCTTGTGCGAAGCCAACCTTGAAATCGGTTTCCGCTTGCGCCGCCTCTCGGGTTGCCTCGGTCAGTTGTGTTACAAGGCCATCCATGCGCTCCAACTCGGCTTCGATAGCCTCTTGAATCTCAAAGGGTGTTAGCACCTATGCCACTTTCAGTTGGTTGTAGAGGCTTTGGAACTTAGCGATGGTTTCGTTCAGGTCTTGCACGAAGGCGCTCCAACGATTCTCGAAGTTCTCATCGTCATCGTAGAGGTTGGTGTCAAGGTCAGCCTTGACCGCAATCTTGCGCATGTCCCCCTCATCAAACCACCAATTCAGTCCCCAAGTCTCTAGGCCAAACAGGGCGATAGAAGCAAGGGCAACATCAACCATTGAGGCTGGCTTGCCTCGCTTGGTGAACACATCAGTCGTAACTGCCATTGGATTTCCTTTCAATCAGTTGGATTTCGATAAATACATTTTCTCACATTTACTATGGGGTGTCAAATCCCATAGCCGTAACGCTCGGCGCATACAGGCCCAAGACCACGATTCACCGAAGCAGGAACGGTGAGACGGCGCAAGCAACACAGGCAGTGGTTGCTAGCGATGGCGTAAGCCTCAGCCTGATTCATAAACTCGGCACGAGCATCGGCAACAGAGCCGGTGAACAGCAACTCCGCACAGGCGATGACACGCTGGTTGTCACGGTGCGCCCGAAAGAATCGGAAGCCGTTAGGGGTGATGAAAGCAACATCTTTGTAGGAACGCTCATTGTCAGAACCCATGAGAACGCCAAGAGCCAACTGTCCATCGGCCCAGTTCGCACGAGAGACACGGAAAGTCACATGACCACCTTCACCATCGGCAACGGTGTAGAAGCCCTCAGCGAGTTCACGCATGGGCGCTGGGGCAACCACAGGGGTTGTCGTGCTAGCAGGGCGACCAGAGCCAACCTTGCGAGGCAGGGCGGTCAGCATGGAGATGAACTCCGATGCGCTTGCCTTGCTCATCAAGGCTTCGTAAGCCTTAGCCTGAACGCTGGTAGGGACAACACGCTGTTCGAGCAGAGCCTTAGCGAAGGCAATCTGCTTTTCGGTTGCCGGAGCGGTGATGGTTTCCATTGGATTTCTCCTTGTGTCAGTTGGACTTCTTTACATAACCATACTACAGCATGGGTGTGACAGGGGCAAGTATCCCCTACGAAACAACCCCACCGGCGAGCAGGAATCCCGGCCCATTACCTTCCTCGTCTGCTGACGGAATCAGGCAAGTACCATCGGTAAAGATAATGACGAAGGCTGGCTTGTGGTCATAGCCTTCCCAATACAGTCCGTCTATTTCTTGTGAGGTGAGTGGGCGGATTGAGGCAACAGTCTTGCCAACAAACTCACCGAACTCTTTGGTGATGTAATCGGTCATGGTGGTCATGGTTTTCTCCTTGTCAGTTGGTTGTTAGGCGGTAAGTTCGAGTTCGGCTTGGTAGCCCAAGTCAATGTAGAGGTCGTAGCGAGGGAAGTTTACGATGCGACCATCGGGCAACTCAAAGCGAATGGTGATGGAACGCTCGTCATGCTTGCGATAGCCATCAACCTTCAGCACGAAGGCTGGGGCGTGAGAACCATCACGGCTTGCTCCGGTGTTAGAGAAGTTGGCTTCATAGCCACGCATGGGAATACCCAACTCGGCAATCATGTTGTTTGCGCCGTTGCGGTAAATCTTGTTGGCCTTTACCTGTGGCGTGTTCTCGTTTACCTCAGTTGAGGAAACGAACATACGAGGGCGAGCGAGGTAGTCGTTCTTTTCGTAGATGCTTGCGCATGAATACCAACCCATAGGACGCTCACG